CGGAAGAGGAAGCAGCATCATACTGCATATCAGCCTACGCCAAGACGCTTGAAACCAGTTGTGCGATTCAGTATTTCTATCGCGTTCGTGAAATGAAGGTGGAATAGATGGTTAGGCAGATGCTAGCAGCAGGGGCCGTTACGGCCCTTGCCCTTTTCTTTTTAAACCTTGGGGGGCACGTGGGCGGCGTGGTAGGTGGCTTAATATGGTGCCTGGCCGTATGCGTTGGCCTGGTGGGCTGCGGTTGGCTGTTAGGTCTTGCCCTTAACTATAAGGAGTGGTTCAAATGATATATCATTGGGCATTTTGCCAAACTGTGGGCAAGTTCATTATGCGCCTTATAGGCACTGCACTTGCATTGGTTGTTATTTATTGCTTTTACCTATGGTATAAGGCAGGTATGCCACTACCGTAACCCAAGCATTCTAAGCATTTTTAAAAAGCCCTCGCGCGCGGCGTTGTTCTCAAAACGAACAACGCCGTTTCCGTATAATCGCCCAATCTGCCGCGCGAACTTGCCAGCCGATTCAACAAGATACATGTTCGGTCTATGGTCCTCAGTAGTAAGTGAGTAAATCAATGCCCCTTTAGGAGCCTTGCGATTCACATAGAAGAGTCCACTTTTCATATCGAACCAGACCGCGTAAACGTGGTTCATGTATTTAAACCCGTATCGATATTTTGCATTAGGCGTTTTCTTTGCAATGAACAAATCATTCGAAGCTGCAAACTCGTTATCAATCATCACTTTTTCAAGCGATGTGCCCGCAATTACGCGGCCCACCAATGTTTCACGCTCACTTTGGGCGAATGCTTGGTCTTTAATGTGGTGCAGCAATACCGTTTTGTTGTTATGCCACGAGTAACCTGGCTTTGGCTCATCGGTGATACCTAACCATAGAAATGCAGGGTTAACTAGGTCAACGGCGTTACTAAGTAGATATAACTGGCAATCTTTTCTTTTACGCGCTACCGTTTTCCACAACTTCATAAGTGTCTTGAAGTCTGATTTCAAATAACCTGGTGGGGTATTAGTCTCGCGTATGTACTCATCGAAAATAAGGCGTTTTATTTTAGGGTATGCTGTGCCCTTATAAGTCTGTTGTTTTGTAAGTGCGAAGAAATGGCAGCATACTTGCCAATCTGGTTTGGCGTTGCCTTTAGGCTTCTTCGCAATATATCCGCGTTCGGCATTGGTTTTGAAAATATATCCAGGGAAATCGTTATGTTCAACCAAATCATCAAACAGGGAATTAGCGGCAATTTTAAGTTCTGTGCTGTATCGCCTTATCCAGCCGAATTCTTTGCCAGAATCTATAAACTCTTTTACTGCCTGGTGGGTGAAGCTATAGGTTTTGCCAATAGAATTACCGCCAACGCAAATAGTAATAGGCGCGTTATAGCTAAGCGTTTTCTGCATGTATTTTTGTAAGTAAAATTCAGGTTCCATTATAGATAACGCCTAATCCACCACGTACATTTGTTCGAAAGATAAGTACTAGGGTCGGTCTTAAGCCAAGGCCCCATAGGGTGCGACCCGCCGCCATGTCCCATAATCTGGTTATTGCCTACGTACATTTCCACGTGGCCAACGCCAGATTCAGAACCAGACCCGCCCCACGATATTAAAATCAGGTCAGCAAGTTTCATCTGGTCGAAAGGCAATTGCTTGCCCTTGCCGTGAGCAATCAACGTGCCTTTGGTACTCATGTCGCCTGTCCAAGTTCCAACGTTAATGCCGGTTACCTGTTTGTAGGCTGCATAAATGGTACTGGAACAGTCACCAACGCCACTGTTAACGGGGTCAAGCCTTCCAGCGCCTTGACTGTACTTGAATTTGCCCGCCCACGATTTATACAGTTCAACAACCTGCGAGGCCGCATCGCTTCCAGTGTTGTTTCCCTGGTCTACCGTTGCATTATCGGTAGTGTTTGCCTTGCCGTTGACATTTGCCGACGGTATCCAAATGTTCGGCCCTGTTTTCTGACATACAAGCCCGTTGCTGTAACCCTCCAACCCGTAAATTGCCAGTTCGTTGTTTACCAGCTGGCAATAACTGATGGAGCTTGCTTGCTGTTCAGACTGCGTAGGTGAATCTCCACCACTTGACGCATCTCCCACCTGGCCGAAGTCAGGCGGTGCGCTGTTTCCGTCCCAATCTTTAAGCATGTTATAACTACGATTATATCGGTTCTTATAACGCCCTAGTACGCGGTTATTAAGAACGGTGTTGTGCATCGTGTCCAATGTTGCGTTTCCGCCGCAGGCGCGGAACACCTGACCAGCGTATTTTGGCCCTTGATGATACATGCAGGCGGCGTAAATCAGTGTTTGCGGTCGGTCTTGGCTAAATCCGAACTTTTCCAGCGCGGGCACGTACTCGTTTTGAAACTGCTGAAACCACTTTTCTTGCTGTACCTTATGGTTTGCTTCACGCTTTGCGAACTCAACCCACGCGTTTGCTTCTGAATCCGTCAAATACCGAGAAGTCCACCAGTTCCACGAATCGCCGTGCGCCGTAACGTCTGCATCAAGCTGCGGGGCAGCAGCCTTGAAGGCTGCATACCCCTCGGAATCACCAGTGCGAAGCATCTTAAGCAGGTTACTGGCATTCTGGCCGTACTCCTGCATCATGCCAATGGTTATTGGGTCAACGCGGTAGACTGCGCCCCAATTGTGCTCAGATTCTACCGCGCCGATAACGTACATCGCATATAATGATGTGTTTGCAGGCGTTGGCATAGTTTAGAGCTTGCTCAAATCCATGCCGCAAATTACGGTAGCGTCGATGAACACGGGTGTTACGCTAGTGTGAAGATATGGCGTGTACAGGCTAAGGATTTCAGTAGTGGTGTTGTAACGAATTTCGCACAAATTACGCCCGCTGTCATTACCGATTGAGCCATATCCAATCGTAACAGTGCCAGTTGCGTCGTTTTTCAATCGTGGCTTTGCTGCACCAGCAGGCAGCGTTACGCAGTAGTCCGGGAGCGTGCCTTTAATAGCTTCACGCCCGCTGAACTTAAGAACGCCGTTGCACCATGACCAATTCCAATCAGTATAAGTAACATTAGGTGCGGTAGCTCTTACGTAACCGGTAGAGCCGAAATTATAATAATCAGATGTTTTAGCCTGGCCCAGAATAGCATCAAGCGCATTAGCCGCATTCTTAGCCGCTGTGGCGTTGCCGTTTGCAATAGCAGAATTCTCGTTCGCTGTAGTGGCAAGGGTGTTGGCAGTATTGGCAGTTTTCTGCGCGGCATCGGCTGCTCCTTGTGCTTTTGCGGAAGCAGTAACAGCGTCATTGGCGATGCTTTGCGCTGCTTCTGCCGTCTGCTTGATAAGCTCAATATCGGCGGCGGTAGCGGTGCCCGCTTTCAAGGCAGCAAGTGCCGAATCAACAGCGTTTGCAAGCGCATTCATATCATTGACAATTGAAATAGGCGATGCACCGTTGATTAGCGGCAAATTAAAAGTTGGCGTTGGCATTATGCATTCTCCTTAAATCCAAGAACGCCGTTGGCGTCCATTTCTCCGTACGTGGCAAAGATGTTGGGACCGTAACTATATCCAGGCTCCTTATCGATAATAGCAGCAGCTGGCGTGATAGAGCAATTCAGTGCGTCATTGAACATGCCAATAAGCGAATTATCCTTGCCTGCCTTCTCGCACGCGTTTTTAAGAACAAAGCGCGAATACTGGTCTAAAGACTGGTAAGCCACCTCGTCAGACGTTGCGAACTCCGCTGTAACCATGCGCCCTGATGCATCAGGTGCGGGAGCAGGGTAGAGCGTTGCGCCATCGGTCATTGCGCCATCTCGGTTGCCATAACCGCCGTAAGCCAGGCCGTCCAAGTCCTGGTACTGCAGATATTGCCTCGTTTGCCCTGTTCCGTGCGCTGTGGCTTCGCCAATGCCCAAATAATCGGCATCGGCATATGTTGCCGCAAACGGGCGGCCCGCATCGTGCATTTGGCGAAGAGCCACGTTGGTGCAGTCGTAGCTTCCAGTTATGGGGTTGTGCACAAGGAACAAGCCCAGCGTAATGTTTTTAATCTGCTCTTCAAGTCTGGAATCTCCCGACTCCCATCCCCCTTGCATCTCGGCAATCTGCTTTTGAAGATTATCGCGCAGCGCGGTAATCACCGTGTTAAGCTCCGAATCGCTGACACCGTTATCGTTAACGGCCTCAAGCGCCTGAAGCAGCCAGTTAATTTGGTCTTCTAGTCGAATCGCCCTTTTCCAGGCTGGGGGCAATGGGTATTGAAAACCTTTATAGGCAAAGTCAAGGCCCGTAAGGCCATCGAATACAGCCATATTAAAAACCTTCCTCATCGAATATTTGCATAAAAAGAGGCTCCAGCCCGTTGAAAACGAGGTAAAGAGCGTTATTAACACCTGTATACCACTCGGCTAAAACCGATGCAATGTTTCCCTGGCTCCCCTGGTGGGTAGACTTGCCCATGTTTTTCCCCGTTTGGTTGCCCGATGTGTCGGTTAAATTGGTCGCATAGTCTTTTGCGCCTGATAATTGGGCCTGCGGCGTGTTGCTGAACAATTGCCGCGCGGTCGAATCTGCAACGTTGCTTGATTCAGTTGCATCAGCAGTGATGTAACTGCGCGTAATATCAAGCTTCTCATCAGCCAGGGCTGCGAAAATGGGGTTTAACGTGGGCATCATCTCGCGCATACGGCGGTTCAAATAAGCAATGAACAGCGCGGGTGTTTCCTGGCCGATTCTGCGGAATTCGAAATGATCGATAATCTTCTGCTGAAACTCGGCGCGGTCTTCCTCGTTCCAGATGGGATAAGGCCTATCCGCGTCCCACAGTTCTTCGCCATAAAGTTGCACAACGTCGCGCAACGCTGGTGTTTCGTCTGATACAAGCATCAGTTGCCCCCTTCTGCGTCCATCGAATCAAGCACGTTAGGTGCTTCTGCTTCGGCTTCGCGCAAATGAGGAACAGACCATTTAACGCCTATCTCGCCGTTGAGCATATCGCCGAAAACCACGTTGGCATACCGGCAAAACTCGCGGCGGCATTTAAGTCGCGAGTTGCGCATTAGCATAACCTGCTCGTTGTTGCTCAAAACCTCCTGCGTGTTAACGCGCTCGCGCTTGTCGGTGTTTGCGTTGTCTGCGCCGCAAAACGTTACGGCTTCATCCAAAATGCGCTTCTTGGCGTCAAGGAGCTTATCAACCACATAGGGGGCTTGCGTGCTCAAAACATCATACGTGACGATATTGCCCATGTCCGTGTTTTGACTGATGTACTGCGCATTGTTCTCGAGCTTCTTGATGAGCGCCTTCTTCGTGCTCTTCGCTTCCTCAGGGCCCGTGATAACCCAAGGCGTTTTCTGTGCGGCAATGTTCACGTCGATTACACGGTCTATAATGGCCAGGCGGCGCGCGTAATTATGGATAAACACGGTAAGCGGCTTGCGCGTCATGTTGTCAAACAGCATAACGGCATCGCGTGGCATAACCTCGTTTTTCTCGTTCACCCAAAAATTGCAATGACGTTGCCAGTACTGCCCCGCTGGCGAATACAAGTTAATCTGGTTGGGATTGTAATACATGTTCAGATTATCAGCCGGCGAAGCTTGTGCAAACAGCAATCCGCCATCTTCGGCGAAGAGGGCGCCCATGCCGAAATTGAGCATAATGTACTCAAGTGCGCGAGAATCAATGCCCGCGGGCAAGTTCTCCCAGGTAAAACCAGCAAGCGCCAAGTTCTCAAGGTAGGCGTACCAAAAATTATACTGCGCCTGATCATATGCCTGGTCTTTGTCCAGCAGCTCCTTCAAATGCGCCTTACCTTGCATCAAGTCCTCAATATCAAACCATGTCACGTTTTGGCCATCGGGAATTTTTACCGTCATTGCCTTACCTCCCTATCGTATCCGGTGATATCAGGCAACGGCGCGTTATCGCGGCCGTATACCTTGCCAATGTCCGTTGGCTCGCGCCACACGGTAACACCTTTCTCAAAGATACCACGGATGGCGTTTTTAACGCCTTCATCGGCATCGCTGCAGATAATTGCAGTGTCCTGCATCTTCCAGTATGTGTACTTTTCCATGGCCATGAAGTCAGCAGGTGGAACCAAGTATTGTCTAATCGCATACCCGAATTTCATAAAATAATTGGCCACAATCTCGAGCATCTGATTAGTGGCGGTCTTGTACCTGATATGCACAATCATCATGCCGTTTGATAGGTTGAATCCGTCGCCGCTCATCTGGCCAGACTGGCTAGGCTGCGTTAAAGCAGCGTCTTGAACTGTGGCGTTGATACCCGCAATGGCGTTTTGGTAATCGCCCTTTGCCGCCCAATCTGCCATGCCCTTGTTTTGGTTGGCGTAAGCGCCTTGCAATGCCTGGTTGTTCTTGAACTGCAGATTGGAGGTTATGATATTGGAGGCCATTCCAATGCCGCCCATGATAACGCCAGGCACATTGCCCGTAGAGGCAGTGCCTAAAAGCCCCAAGCCCCCGTTGATGATATCGTTAACGTTTTTCAAGTTCTGGTTGGCCTGGTTGTTTGCAAGACCCATTTGCGCCTGGTCGTAGCTAAGCTGGTTGCCTGCCAAGCTCTTTTGCTGGCTCCATCCTGCCGACTGGTACGAGAAGTTACGGCGATTTACCGTGCTTGCCAGGTAGTTAACGTACTCATCGTTGACGATGCTCATTTGGGGGAAGTTTTGGAACCAAAGCGCCGTATCAAGCCAATAGCCGTCAGAAACCACGCGCTCTTTATGCTGATACTGGTCACCGTTGTAGTCCATCGTATTGTACGAGGATTTGCGCGAATCCTCTGCGCCGTACTGGTTTCCATAGTGTGCAGGGTAGAAAGCAATCTTCTGGTAAGGCGGAGCGGCGCAGCTCATTTGGCGAAGCGTCAGCTTCGCATCGTTGACCAGCTCGGGTTTAAGCAATAAAGAATTACCCTGGTAATTGACTATCTCAATAACCGAGTAAGGGAAACATTGCAGTTTGTAATAGTATTTGAAATCGCTGTTCATCTGCTTGCGGAAGCAATCCAAGATGGTAGTTTTGGCCGTGTAATAGTCTCCTTGGTCTGGCGTATCTCCCAAGAAATGCGCATCGATGCCATTCAGCGATACGGAAGGGCCGGCGGTAAGCAGCGTTTTTGGAAAAGCTGAGATAGACACAATGCCCTTCGCAACCCATGGGGCGTCGCGAACTTTTTTCATGAGATTAGAGTAGTTCCATGAATCAATGCTGTACACGTTGCAGCCGCTCGCAAGGCCATCCGTCATTTGCCCGTCTGCAGTCTTCAAGCTCGGGTTATCGCGCGTGCCCCAATCGCTGGCAAGGTCGGTGTTTGATTGGATGATAACCGCCCATTCTTTTTCAGACAAGTCGAAATAGTCATCATCGGCGATAGTGTACTCGCTGCCAATGTCCAGGCCTTCAGCGGCCGAGCCGAACAGGCGCATGGTCTGCCCAGTCTCGTATCTGCCCGAGGTAAGGCGGTTGTACATTGCCGCCACTGCCAAATGGCCACGTTCAACGTAGCAAAGTCCGAAACGAAATTTCCATAGATACGTTTGAAAAACGTCGAGCTGAATTTCCAGCGCAGTAGTGGAGGGGTTAATCATGGCCGCGCCCTCAATGAAATAGTAAAACCGTGGGGGCGTTACGTCGTCGGGGTCATCAGTTCTCGGATTATCGACAATAAGATAATTGTAGGTATATACCTTGTGAAAAGGCACATCAACGTTAATAGGCTCGTTTGGCTTTAGATACGTGTAGTTTTCCAAAACGATAGAATCGCTGTTAAGAGAATCGAAGTACTCATCACGTTTTTCTGGGCTTTCAAAAGAAACTACGTCTTTATATGAATCGTCCCACGCCACACGGCAAAGCGTGACGCGGGACGCTGTGGCCCAGCTAAACGGAGTTGCGTTAGCTGGCATGTTTTCGGCTCCTTAAATTATGCTGCTCCAACGTTCACAAGCTTGATATTACCGGACTGCTTCCTATCCTGGTCAGAAATGGCCGTGATGACAAGGCTCGTGTAAGTCGAATCCGCAGCAACGTGCAGAACGCCCATGCGGTCAACGTACGTACCGGTATCGGGAAGAACAACGTTCCAGGTGCCGTTAGCGGCATCAGCGTTGGCGCAGCCGGTGATTACGTAGTAGGCGCGACCGTCCTTGGAACCATCGGAGTAGGTAACAGTGGTGTCAAGGGGGATAACTGCACCAGGCTTAAGTACCTTGTTGTCTGCAACGTGGGTTTCAAGGTCAACCTCTACATTGGAAACGGCCTTGGCGGGTGCCGCAGTAATGTTGGTTTCCTCCGCAGTGGAAAGAATCAAAGCGTTTCGCAACGGCGAAGCCGAGTACACGCCCCAGTGATGATAGAAATAGTTCTGTTCCAAAGTGGCAGGATTGTAGATAGTCGCAGACTTGATTTTAACATCAGTGCATACGTAGAAATCACGGTCAACCAGCGCGCAATCTACACCTGGCATGCCGAAATCGTCGATTACAACGGTACGGTCAGCCATGAAGTTTGCACGGTCCATGTTGAAGGCAGCAGCCAAAACCTCAACATCGAAGTTTGCGAAGAAACGCGGAGTGCCGAGGAGAACAAGGTCATCAGACGTGGTATGAATGCCTGAATTGTTGTAAACGGTATTGTAGAAATTCTTCATCTGCAGATAATGCTGGCGAAGAACCTTGGCCCATGCCTTGCCAACGGCTTCGGGGTCCTGCGCCGTGAAAAGGTCAGCAACCTTGATAGTGGCCAAGCCCTCTGCGTCATGAACCTTGCGAAGAATGTCGCGCATAATCAAATATTCGTCCCATTCATCGGACTGTTGCGGAAGCGCAATCAATGCGTTGATAAATGCGGCCAACTGGCCATCGGAAACGAACGCTTCCTCGAGCATATCCTCATTCAGGCGAAGAGAATACTTGTCGCGGCGATTAACGGAATGGTACACGGTCTTAACGTCTGGCTTGTCGGCGCCGAACACGTTGGTGTCGTTTGCGTCATACGCCTTGGCGGTCAAAAGGTCTGCGCCAATCTCCTGCACAACGCCGCCGTATGCCATTGCACCGGTCTTAAGAGGCTTTAGCTTGTTCTCGAAAGAATTTTGACGGAACAACGTCAGCCCGATACGCTGCACAAGCACCTCGATGAACTCGTTCCACAACGTTGGATAGTCGCGCAACGTTGCCATGGTCTTGGTCAGCTGGTTATCGGTAATCGCAGGAATACGCGCACGGTAGGCATCGGACGCATTGGCGCGCACGGCGTTTGCAATTTCCGCGTTAGACGCCTGAACAGATACGGATTTAGTGGCCATTAATCTTCATCCTCCTTAAAGAGGGCATCGACTGCATCGGCTGCCGCTTCTTCCGCGTCTGCTTCTTCATCGCCCTCGTTGTCAACGGGCGCGGTTGCGGCCTGAATCAGCTCGTAGTTGCGGGCAGCAGTTTCCTGATATTTCTTTTCAGCTTCAGCCAGCTTTTCCTCAAGCTCGGACAGGCGAGCTTCGAAACCAGCGGAAAGGTCGGCCACACCAGCGGAAACATCGCCACGCCATGCGCCGATATCTTCAATTTCGTCCATTGCCAAAAGTTCATCGAGCGTCATTTTTCCTCCTTAAAATAAATAACCCCTGGTCTAAATGCCTATGGGCATGACCAGGGGTTTAAGGTCAAGCGCGGCAATTCCGCGAACGCTGGTTGAAAGGCCCTGCATTGCCCGTTATCAGCGGATACCTTACGGTATTGCATTCCGTTGTAACTACTCACCAGGGCAAGGGCTGCGCACGCTTAATTGCTTTATAGCACGCTTTAATGCTTATTGCAAATTCTAATCAGCGTCGACCGTGATTTTGATTTGCGCCAATTTTGCCGCTACGGCATCAGATACAGCCTTGGCAACGGCCTCGGGGTCTGCCCCCTGCTTCTCGGCAAGGGTCTTAACCGCTTCTGAAAGGGCAGTTAACTGCACTTGTACCGCCTGAACGCGCAAATTAGTGTCAATCACGTTTACCCAGGCAGAGGAATGCCCGCCCTCGCCGTAGTTGTTGAAAGACCAAATAGCGTTTGCATCATCGTTTGAAATAGCCAATTTTTCCCCCTTTGCAATCTCCGCCCACTGATCGCGCGTAAGCGTGGACGTGTTTCTATCAGTTCGCCCGTTGGAACTTGAATATTGCCAAATAGTATATGCCGCCCATGGCGCGGTATCGTATCTAAAATTAGGTACTTCCCATGAATTTCTGTTGTCGGGGTACCCAGCCAACCATAATCCGCAATCTTTGGCGCAGTTTGCAACTTGCGAACGCTCCGAAGCCTGCACGTAAACAAGGCACCAAACGCCAGTAAGCTCATGAATCCTATCCACGAACTTACGGCACCAGGTAACGTTACGCCAGCTTTTGTTTTGCCCCGCTTCCCAGTCAAGGCATGGAATGCCCTCGCCAAAATAGCCACGGCACTTGGAATAAAAGAAATCTGCTTCCGCCACCGGGTCGTTGCCCCCGGCGTAGTGGTAAAACCCCCATAGTTTTCCATCTTCCTTGCAACGGCGAATAATCGCGTCGCACTGGTTGTGCACGTAGGTAACTCCCTGCGTTGCCTTCGCAATCACGAAATCAGAACCGTTGTAGCACTGTTCCGTGTTGGCCTTTCCGAACACGTGACCGCCGTACTGGTCGTGGCTTGATACGTCAATTCCTTTAATCATGCTTGCTTTCTCCCTTTAGCTCCAAAAGCGCCGCAAGCGGGCTTTCCGCCAACTCAGGCGAAATCTGACAAAGGTTCTCGAAGATTGAAATCGCCTCGGTTAACATTACCCACACGCACACGCCGCCGAAAATGGCGCTGAACGAATCTGGCAGAAAACCGAGGTTAACCAACTCTTGGCAGCCGCAGCCTAAAGCCATAGCGCCGATAAATCCGCCTTTGTGCCACAAACCCTCGCGCATTTTGGTGCTGTCAAGCTCCTTGGCGTGCACCGCCTTGGCAACGCCCGACGCATAATCTGCGACGATGAAGCAAAGGCAAACTACCGCCACCACGCCATCGGTCCCAAATACTTCCATGAAACCACCTTCTCTAATTGATGCTGAACGGTCTTGGCACAAGTATAACGCCGCCTTTTACGGCCTTTGGCACGATTTTCCACTTGGATTTATCTCGGTAAATCTCAGGCACGCCCTCGCATTTCTCGTAATCGGTTGTAAAGCCCTTATGAAAATCTTCAATGCGCATTATCTTCTTCAATGGCTCGACCATGCCCGCGCAGGTGTAAGCCCACGGTTTAATCTGCAAATTGCCCCTATCGTCGTAGCAATATTCGGCTTCCGCGTAAGTTTTTGCCCGTAAGCACACGCAATCGTCAAACGCTGCCTCCAAGTCCCAATAACCAAGTTTTTTAGAATCGATACGTATATCAGCGGGTATGTCATGGCCGATAAAATGTATCGAATCTGTGTCGGAGTATATGAATCTATCGCCGAACTCAAGCGCTGTTCTAATCGTGTAATCTCGCGCCCATGCCGTAACGAATATTCCCACGGGCAAATACACGGGGGCGCGCACTTCTTCTTTACCGTCTACGTAATGAACTATTTCATCTGAGTCTAGTCGCGGTATCTTGCCTTTAACCTTGATTTTCTGCGCGTATTTGCCATAGGCGTTGTTTAACCAAAGCTTCCAATTCATTCTCTCACCTGGGCTTTTGGCATTCATCTTGCCAATCATTCCAGCGTTTACATAATCTTCGAAAAGACCTTGCACACCTTGAAAATAGTATGTGTCGCCATAGTCTACAACGTCCACGTTGTAACATTCGTTTACAAGCGCCCAATCAACATTGGTTAACGTTAACTCTACTGGCTCGGTTATTTCAGCCTGGTATTCACGCGCATTGAAGAACATGCTTCCTTTTATTTGGATGCATGGCAATTTGCCAGGCTTCAAACTGGCGGTAAACGTTATCTGGCTAATCCACAGTGGGTACTTCGCAGTGGTAATCGGCTTACCGCTTTGCTTAAGCGGCTTGCCCACTGGCAATAATCGGTCGTGCATTACATATGGGTATAGGCTGTTAACGTCAATGCGGCCGCCTTCCCCAAGGTGCTTACCCGTATGCATCGGGTTTGCATAAACGTACCCACCGCGGTACGCCTTGCGCAAAATCGCATCAAGCTCGGAATCCAGACGGGGAAATTTAATATTCCACTGGAACGCGCCGAACAAATCACGCAACGCCGCCAAGCAGTCGGCACCCGTGGTTAGCTTGTTCCCAAGCTCGAAACGGTGTGCCAGGGCTTTTGCCAAAATAAGAACATCACGCCGAAGGTAGTCATACTCAAGCGCAGTCAGCTTGTGCCCTGGCTCGCGGTATGCCTGATAATCTATTTCGCCTTTGGTCATTTCCAGACCGTAAGCGCCCGCAACCTTGGCAAGCGTCATGGGGAATTTCTTGAAGCTATCGGCAATTTCGACTGTGGTTAGACCGTCTGAATAGGCCATATGATAGAACTTGCCCAGCCCGTCCATTAACAAAGTAAACTGCATTTCACCTGGGTTTTTAGCTTCGGTAAACTCATAACCAGTGCGCAATAGATAACTAATGATAAACTTAGTGTCAAAACCTGCGTTGTGAAACCAGTAACGGCCTGGGTTGGCCAGTGTGAAAGCGATAAACGATACAATGGAAACGCCAGTAACAAATGACTCGTCAGTGTCATTTCCGACTAACGCCACGCCCCAAGCCCAAACAGGATTGGCGGCGCAACCTTCTTCCGTTGTGTTTGTCTCAAAATCGGCCGCGAACTCTGCAATACGCTGCATGCTCATTTGCCCAAGAATTGCAAAAGCTCGCCAATTCCAGCTTCGATGCGCGTGCGCTCCTGCGCACCGGGCGCCTGGTGCCCTTTCTCGTATTCGTCTGGGTACTCATATTCTGCAACTAGTGCGCTGAAATCGGTGTAATAGTGAAGGTATAGCAATTCGTTATCAGTAAGTTCTTTAACGCGCGAAACCAACTTTGGGTCTGCGTCATTGTCTTTCATCTTATTTGCAATAGAAGCCTTATATGTTGCAACTCTTAAATCATCAAGCGCCGTTTCAAGACGATGTTTTACCTCCTTATAGGCGGTTTTGGCCCCTGGCTTAAAGTCAGTGGTGCGCATAACAGGTTTAATAGGCGTATCAACGTTGCTTCCAAACTCTATATAATCAATGTTGCGCACCTGAGAACCTGGTATACCGCCTAACACTTCCTCGCGAATTTGGCGCAAACGCTGGCTGTTTTCCTCGCGTATGATGTTCAATTCAGCTTCTTGAATACGTTTTTCCCACAATTCAACGCTTAAAATTGGGGTGCCCTCTTTTTGAATTACAACCTCTGTACCGCGCGTGAACTGGTATTTCGTGGTATCGCGTTTATTGAAGTCTTTTAGCGATTCTGCATACTGGCGTTTTTCAATGACACTCATGTTCTTTAGTTCATTGGCTGGGCGAACTGGGTTGAATGCGGCCGCCATCGTTGCGTTAATTGCACCTTTTTTGCGTAGACGGTATAATTTGTTTCGGGCGTTCTTCTGCAAGCGCGAAACCTCGATATCTAGTTTTGTTCGCTTCTGACTCATAACTTCGCCCCTCCTAATCTCGGCCCCGCTTCGGCGGGGCCTTATTTACGGCTGATACTGAAAAGGGCAGGGCGTTTGCCCTGCCCTTTTTATTATAAACGCCATCGGTGGTATTCGAGCAACCACAGCGCAGCGCGATACGCTTATTTACTCGCAGCCTAGTGCAATACTTCTAACGGCGTTTATCGGATAGGCTAGCCAATAAGCTTGAACGTAAGCATATTGCCAAGACGAACTTTGCGGCTAACAATCTCAATAACCGCAGGATTATCAGCATCGATAACGGGGCGAATTGCCTTCAAACGCTGCAATGCCTGGTACAGACCCACGGACTGTGCTTCATACGTAGTACCGGATGCATCGGTAATGACGATATGCGGGCGGTTCTCCACTTCGCCCGTAAGCGGGTTAACGGCTTCGATAGGCTCAACTATCCAAGCCACCATGCTAATAGTTTGGCCTGCGTAGTCAGCCAACTTCTCATCACAGGCAACGCCAGCATTAAAGGCTGCAATCTGGCCCTCTTCGGTGGTGAGGTCATACGATGCGGCGAACTGGTAAGCGTTTGCACCAGTAGGTGCAATCTCGGTTACCTCTGCAGTCTGAATTTCCATGTTCTCCATTTTTAGTTAACTCCTATTTTAGGTTGGTTTCTGATTTGTCGTACACATCGGCACAGGCCATGAATTTATCCATATCCATAACGTAAACCAATGTTTTCTTTCGCACGTTTGAAATGCTGATGTCTTCGCCATATTTGTCATAGGCGATATTGAAGATACGGCCAATGCCTACGTTGCCCATCATCTCCATTGATTCAAGCAGCTTCCCACCGCGATATACATCGCAGTACGTTACCTGCTGCGTGCGCCAAACGTGGCGCTTCTTGGTCACATGCAATTTAACCACACTCCTAATCTTTGGTTTCAAGGTCATGTATCTTCACAGCAAGGAATTTAATAAGTTCCTCCTGACTGTTGGCTTGGTACTTGCCGCACCAGTTGTTGCCACTGCAAAGCTCGATGCTGATTTTATAGCACATCTGCGAAATGTCCCATAACACGCTGATTGATTTTGTTCGGTTAAACTGCCTAACCATCTATTCCACCTTCATTTCACGAACGCGATAGAAATACTGAATCGCACAACTGGTTTCAAGCGTCTTGGCGTAGGCTGATATGCAGTATGATGCTGCTTCCTCTTCCG